GGTGATGCTTCTGAAAGAAGGAACTGGCTGTGAGCACCTGACTCACGGAGAGCTCTCTCTGTATTTTCTAAAAGCTGTGCAGTTACTGAACGCTTATGAGCATCCTTAATTGGATTAAGGTCGTTGTGCTCGATAATTGGCGCCCATTTCTTTTGAAGTTCTTCTACTAACATTTATCTTTCTCCTTTTAGCGAAGGTTCTAAATTATTTATATTAACTTATCTTTTAATAGTTCTAGAGATTGCCTGCACGTATGACTTGACACGTGGATCGGTATAGACCACATCAGTTGTTGCATCGGACTCTTCGAGTTCTTCTGTAACTACAGTCTGTGTGGGCGCCTTTTCAGTTGACTTAAAGTAAGTTTCCTTAATGATGGAAAGTTTCTTCTCGTACGTGTCAAGGTCACCGTCAAATTCGATGCCTTCTGAAAGAGCACGGAACTTTTCTATCTGTGTAAGAGCAAGATCTGAACAAAATGATTCAAACACTTCATTCTTTTCGTGATCTACTACAGAAGACTTAAGTTCACTATTCTCATTGATAACTTCATCTAGCTTTTCTTCTAGTTCTTGTACACGAATAGCTAGTGTTTCAAGTACGTCTGTCTTTTCAGCAGGTACTTCGATATAATGCTCTTCGAATACATTCTTGAGGCTACCAATGAATTCTTCCATAATCTCATTACGAAGTGTTGATTCAATGGCTACTTCATTGTCTTTTAGCCATGTTTCAACAACGTAATCTAGATATGAGTCTAACTTTGCTGCAAGCTGCTCTTCAATTGAAGTAACTTCTACTGCAAGCTTCTCTTCAAATTCTTCTTCAAGACGAGCTGTTTCAACAGTTAAGCGTGCTGATACAGCAGCTTCAAACAATGTTGATGCTTTATCTTTAAATTCTTCAGAAAGATCTTGGCCAGCAAACATTTCTTCAACATCTTCTTTTACTGAAAGTTTTGGCATTGGATCTTTTGTCTTTGGACCCTTGCCGCCCTTCATATCAACTGAAGCTTGATTAGATGCTGACTTATCACCAACACCCCAATCTTTGCCAGGACCATAGAGAGATTGTGTCTGATCAAACCACTTAACAAGATCACGCTTTGGCATTTCAGCCATTGCGCCAATCATAGTCTTCATGATTTCAACACGAGACTTAGGATCTGCAGCTGGTTGTGAATCTGGCTTAAGAGTATCTGCTGCCTTAGAAGCTTCATCAATCTCGACTGCTTCGAGATCAACAACTTCCTTAGCTTCGATATCTTTTATTTTTTGTTCTTTACTCATTTTAAGGATCTCCTTAGTATTTTTAATAATTATTTATATTATTTATAATTCTTAGTTGCAACCATATTGCTGATGAACTCTTCGAAGACAGAAAACTTGTTTGATTCTATTTCATCCATCGTCATTCTTTTCATTCTCTGTTTCATTTTCTCAGCAGTTTCTTGCATCCAAATACCGTTCTTCTCGTCATAGACCCAATCTACATTTTCCATGATACCTTCAACGAATGCATTTGGTGCAGAAGGATCTGCAACTATATCGGCAGCAGTAGCTAAATGAAAATCATTCTGAACTTCCATCACACCATTCTTTTCAACTAAAGATCCCATACCTCTTGAAGATACGCCAAGATTTGCACCTGACTTTAGAAGACCCTTAACAATATTACCCATCGGTGTTTCGGTAATTTTTGCTTTTCCAACAACGTCATTACCTGACCACTTAAGTTCAGTGATCATGTGTGAAACTCTATCAAGATTAATTGTTGGTCCTTGTGGATGACCTAACTCACCATAAGCACGATTATTTGTTACATTTTCTTTGATGTATCTATTAACTTCTTTTTCTAGAACAGGCTTTCTATAAACTCTGCCATTGCGATTTACTTGTTCTGATTGAAGAAAAATACCCTTGATGAAGTGTTCTTTCTCTCCGCTTTCTTTAGCTTCAGAAATATATTCTACATCTACGATTTGTTCTGCGATAAGTTTCATTTTTAACCCCTGTATGATGCAGCAGTTGCTAACACTGCAACGTTAGCAGCAATCGTATCAGTTGGATTTTTTGCTACAAAGATATACTGATTTGCTGGCAGTGTGAACGTTCCAATAGTAACGCTGCTGTTTGCTACTGTTATAATTGCTGCTGCCGTTGCGCTAATATATACAATCGGTGAGTTGTATACTGTATTGGCAGTAGTTAATGAAATTTGATTGGCAACAGGTTTAATTACAGTAGTCATACGTTGAATCCTGCGTTATCTACGTTGACGTGTGGAAACTGCATTGCAGTATCTGTACCTTCAACTGGTTTTTCTCTATGAATTAGATAATCGTGGATCGCATCGATATCGTGCTTAGCGTTTGTAATCTTTGATTGAACCCATGATTCAAGATCTTGATTGTCCTGCATCATGTTAACAAGATCATTTGCTTTTGATGCTAGAGCACGAAGCTGTGTCTTCGCCATCTCGCCTTCTGCATCTTCAAAGCCTTCTTTCATTGCCTGTTTAGTTGCAGTAGCATACATAACTGATTTTGCTTTATCGCCATAACGTTGTTTGAAACCAGCATAATTCTTTTTCATACCCTTTACAATGTCTTCTCTCTTCTTCATCTGAGAGTCAGACATTTCGCCCATTTCTTTATTATGAGCGTAAGTATCTTCGGCCATACATTCTTTTAGACCATGCATTGGACACATTGTTCCAGCTTCAGTCATGTTGCATTTTGCTTCAGAAACAGTACTGCCTGTTGATGTATAACCATAATCTGTTGCATTAACGTTTCTATCGTCTTCTGATCCAACTTTCTTACCAGAAGTTTTCTTTTTTGCTTCTTCTACTGAAGTTTCTTCATAAGCTTTTTCCGCAGCTTTAATGCTACGATATCCATGTCTAGAACCTGGATCATTTTTTTGAATTTCTTGTTCTGCTTTTACATTTCCTGCAGTAAAGACATTTTTGTTCTTATGTACGTCTTCATGATCTTTTACAGGATGCGAGGCAAGAAAGTCTTCTTCGCCTTTTGGAACGTTTCGACCAGCTCTATCTTTTATAATATCTTTAAGACTCTTCGCCATTAGATTCTTCCTCTTCGGTATTTTCTTCTGTAGCAACGTCTTCAGATTGTTCTGCATCTTCAACTTCTTCGAAGTCTTCTTCAGAATTTTTAAATATGTTTTGCGCTACTTCTATTTTCTTATTATTTATAGCATCAGTAATACGATCTAACATAACATCTTTAAATGATGCTTCAAAGTCTAAAGCATTTTCTGTTTTAGAATGATTAATCATATTTAATATTGCATCACTCATAATTTAACTCCACTTTGATATTTTTGTAAGACTTTCTTAGCATTTCCACCACCAGATTTAGCTATAATCTGTGAAGCAGATTTCAACTTAGACATATCTTGCAATGATTTATTATCTTTATTTATTAAACGCTGATACGTATTTTGTGCATCTATAAGTTTCTTAGAACCATCATCTTGACCTGTAGATGCATCACCACCTGTTTGTTGAGGAGCTCCACCACCGCCGGCAGATGGATCCATAGTACCATCATCCATCATTGGTGGATTAAAGATTTCATCTTCTTGTTCTTCTATGATTTTTGCTCTTTGCTCTTCAATATCTTCATCTGTTTGCTTTAAGATATTTTTCTGTACCCATTCATTCGAATAATACTTACCAATTAGTGGCATCATATTATTATAAACATCAATTCTTGAACTTAAGATTTCATTGTCTTTGAGTTCGGTAAAGAATCCGTCATTAGTAAAGTCAATCTTCATATCTTTACAAATGTCATTCCAATCTTCTATGGTAATAACACCCTTAAGAACGAGTTGTCTTTCTAATAGTTTAAGAAATAATGATGAAAACTTTCTTCTAAGTCTTGAAACAAACTTACTAAACTTTACTTCTTCTCGTGTAATTTCAGAAGATCTGCCAATATTAAAAGCAGTGTTTTCTTGTTCAATACGACTTACTGGAACATTAAGTGATCTATATAATTTCTTTTGGAAATAAAGAACATCATCCATTTCGCCGAGATTTTGACCCGCTGGGAGGGTAGTAACTTCCGTACCTCTTCCTCCTTCACGACGTGGAAGCCAATAGTCTTCTAACATCGTCATGAAC